GAACAAGTGCCTATTGTAGATATACTCGGCAAGTCTACTGATAGAGGGTTGACGCATAAACAGAAACAATTTGCCATCGAGGTGGCGAAGGGTTCGACTGGTGCTGACGCATACAGGAAAGCCTATAAACCAAAAGGTAAAGCGAAGACTATCGGAGATAATGCGAGCAGGTTAAAAGCAGACGAGAGAATCAAAGCGGAGATACTCAGTTACTCGTTGGCATCAGAAGCAAGTAAACATAGAACGGCTGAAGGTTTACGGGCTTTAATTATTCAATCCCTTGTACAAGTGCTAATCGACCCAACAGCAAAGCAGGCCACAAAGGTTGCATCTGCTAAAGTGCTTGGAACAGTAACCGAGGTGGCATTGTTTACAGAGCGGAAAGAAACAATCGTGCATCATTCAAGTGATAAAGCGAAGAGCGAATTGTTAAAGCAGATTAGATTACTAATGAAAGACTCGGCAACAGATATAGAAACGATAGACGCTGATTCCCTGCTGTCGGAATTGGCAAACCATGCGACCCACTCACCCACCACCAACCCAAATCAAAATGTGACTCCGACTCTCGCTAAACATACTATTCCACTCGAACAATCTGACAATTTTTCCAGTATGGAAGACCCACCCCCCTCCACAGAGGAGACCCCCCACTATGAAAAGTAATACGAAGGGGGTAGGGGGGTATAAAAATTTAAAACTTTTAGATGTGGATGGAAACGTTTCCATCACCCCCCCATTAGTATTAAATAGAAGCATGGTAGAGAAGAAGAAAGATTTAACTTACGAACAATGTTTGGAAATAAAGATGAGTCCAGCGCAAAATGAGGTGTTTTTAATTATAGATGAGTGGTGGAAACGTTTCCACTTTAGTCCGACATTGAGGGATATAACTAATCAGCGTGGGAAAAATAGTATTGCTAATACGAAGAAGATTGTTGATAGGTTGTGCGGGTTGGGTGTTGTGAAGAAGTTAGAGGGGAAGAGGAGTATTAGGCCGGTGTATATTAACTTTAGGAATTTAGAGTGAGTAAGTTGGAGGAGTTGATTGAGAAGTTGGACCCTGCTGAGTATGAGGCGTTCATGGAGAAGGTTGTTAACCTTCAGAATGCTGTGAAGAGGGAGAAGGGTCAGACCAAGTTTTTGGAGTATGTGAAGACTATGTGGCCGGGGTTTATATCTGGCAGGCATCATGCTTTGATGGCTAAGAAGTTTGAGGATATTGCTGATGGGAAGATTAGGCGGGTTATTATTAATATGCCTCCACGGCATACGAAGTCGGAGTTTGCTAGTTATTTATTGCCTAGTTGGTTTTTGGGTAGGTTTCCTAATAAGAAGGTGATTCAGTGTTCTAACACGGCTGACTTGGCTGTTGGGTTTGGGCGTAAGGTTAGGAACTTGGTTGGTAGTGAGCAATATTCTGAGGTGTTTCCTAATGTTAATTTGAGACAGGATAGTAAAGCTGCTGGCCGGTGGGCCACTAGTGGGGGCGGGGAATATTTTGCTATTGGTGTTGGGGGAACGGTGACGGGTAAGGGTGCTGACCTTTTAATTATTGATGACCCGCATTCGGAGCAAGAGGCTGCATTGGCTGCTGGCGACCCAAGTATTTACGATAAGGTGTATGAGTGGTATACATCTGGACCACGGCAACGTTTACAGCCGGGTGGTTCTATTGTTATTGTGATGACCCGTTGGGGCGATAGGGACTTAACTGGTAGAGTGATTAAGGATGCACTAGGTAGGGACAAGGGAGATGAGTGGGAGATTATTGAGCTGCCTGCGATTATGCCGAGTGGTAATCCGTTGTGGCCTGAGTTCTGGCCGTTGGAGCAACTGGCTGCTCTAAGGGAGGAGTTACCACCAGCCAAGTGGAATGCGCAGTATCAGCAAAATCCCACTGGTGAGGAGGGTGCTATTGTTAAGCGGGAGTGGTGGAAGAGGTGGTTGAAGGATGACCCACCGGATTGTTCTTTTATTATTCAGAGTTGGGACACGGCGTTTACGAAGAATGAGAGAAGTGACTATAGTGCGTGTACGACTTGGGGTGTGTTTTATTTAAATGAGAATGAAGAGGATGCTCATATTATTTTGTTGGATGCGTTTAAGAAGAGGATGGAGTTTCCTGAACTTAAGGAGAAGGCGTATCGGAACTATATGGATTGGGAGCCGGATGCTTTTGTGATTGAGGCGAAGGCTGCTGGAAGTCCTTTGATATTTGAATTGCGGCAGATGGGGATTGTGGTGAGTGAATATACGCCGAGCAGGGGGAATGATAAGTTTGTGAGGATTAATTCTGTTGCTGATTTGTTTGCGTCTGGTAAGGTGTGGGCGCCGGAGACGAGATGGGCGGATGAATTGATAGAAGAGATGGCTGCATTTCCTAATGCGCCGAATGATGATTTAGTGGACTCAAGTACCCAAGCACTGATAAGATTCAGGAAGGGCGGGTTTTTACGGCTTGCAACGGATGAGCGAGAAGAGCTTCAAAGTTTCAGGCGCAAACAGATTTATTATTAAGGATAAAAAATGGATATCGCAAAAAGTTTGTACGAGGCTCCTTTGGGCTTGGAATCTTTAAATGAAGGCCAAGGAATTGAGATTGAGATTGAAGACCCAGAAGCTGTCCATATTGGAATGGATGGGATGGAGATTGACTTAGAACCCAAGAAAGAAAAAACTAAGGGTGAGCAGTTTGATTCTAATCTGGCCGATTATATGGATGAGGGCGAGTTAGAGAGTTTGGGTTCAGAGATTATAGAGTTAATTGATGCAGACATTGCTTCCAGAAAAGACTGGACGGAGATGTTTGTTAAGGGATTAGAAGTTTTAGGAATGAAGTATGAGGAAAGAACGCAACCTTGGAATGGGGCTTGTGGTGTTTACTCTACGATATTAACTGAGGCGGCTGTGCGGTTTCAATCGGAAACTATTATTGAAACATTTCCGGCACAAGGTCCTGTTAAGACAGAAATTATTGGTGCTGTTACTAAATTAAAAGAAGAAGCTGCGGATAGGGTTCGTGCTGATATGAATTATCAGTTAACGGAAGAGATGCCTGAATATAGAACAGAGCATGAGAGGATGTTATTTAATTTAGGATTGGCTGGCTCTGCGTTTAAGAAAGTTTATTTTGACCCAGCATTGAATAGACAAACGGCTTTGTATATACCTGCGGAGGACGTAATAATCCCTTACGGTTCTAGTGGTGCGAGAACTGCTGAACGTGTTACTCATGTAATGAGAAAGACAAAGAATGATATCAGAAAGTTACAAGTTGCAGGATTTTATAGTGATATAGATTTGGGTGAACCTGTTGCTACGCATACTGATGTAGAGAAGAAGAAAGCCGGAGACCAAGGCTACAGTATTAATGATGATGACCGATATCAAATTTACGAAGTACAGATTGATTTAGATATTGCCGGTTATGAAGATGATGATGAAATTGCTGTACCTTATATAGTGACTATTGATGTGGGTACAGGAAGTATTTTATCTATCTATCGTAATTGGGATGAAGAAGACAAGATGCGTCTGAAGAGACAGCATTTAGTTCAGTACGATTACATACCCGGCTTTGGAGCTTATGGATTTGGATATATTCATTTGATTGGTGGATATGCTAGAGCTGGAACATCGTTGATTCGTCAATTGATTGATTGTGGTACGTTGTCTAATTTACCCGGCGGATTGAAGTCTAGAGGGTTGCGTGTTAAGGGTGACGATACACCGATTGCACCCGGAGAATGGCGAGATGTGGATGTGCCAAGTGGGTCTATTAAAGACAACATTATGGCTTTACCATATAAAGAACCTAGCCAAGTTTTAGCACAATTGCTTGAAAAAATTACTGAAGAGGGAAGAAGACTTGGCTCTATTGCTGATATGAAGATTAGTGATATGAGTGCTAACTCTCCAGTTGGAACTACGCTGGCTATTCTTGAGAGACAGTTGAAGACAATGAGTGCGGTGCAAGCTCGTGTTCATTATTCAATGAAGCAAGAGTTTAAGATTCTTAAGAATATTATTAGAGACTATGCGCCGACTGAGTATGAATATGACCCAGACGGCGGAGATAGAAAAGCCAAGCAATCAGACTATGACATGGTGGAAGTTATTCCAGTGTCAGACCCTAACTCTGCGACTATGGCTCAAAGGATTATGCAGTATCAAGCTGTTATTCAGTTGGCTGGTCAGGCGCCGCAAATTTACAATTTGCCTGAATTGCATAGACAGATGATTGAAGTGTTGGGCGTTAAGAATGCGGATAAATTAATACCAACTAAAGATGACCAAACACCACGGGACCCGATTAGTGAAAACATGGCTTTCTTAAGAGGCGAACCGACAAAGGCGTTTATTTATCAAGACCACGAGGCTCACATTGGAGCGCATCAATCGTTTATGCAAGACCCAATGATGGCGGCAACTATTGGTCAAAACCCAATGGCACAGCAAATGCAAGCGGCCATCATGGCTCACATTGCAGAGCATTTGGCATTTAGTTATAGAAAGAAAGTGGAAGACGAGATGGGCGTTCCATTGCCACCGCCAAACGAAAAACTGCCAGAAGATGTCGAAGTGCAATTGTCAAGATTGGTTGCTCAAGGCTCTGCTCAATTGTTGAAAAAGAACATGGCGCAACAGCAACAGCAACAGGCTCAACAAGCGGCACAAGACCCGCTTATCCAAATTCAGCAACAAGAGTTGCAGATTAAAGCTAAAGAGGTTGCTATTAAAGAGCAGAAAATGCAAAACGATTTTCAAGCTAAACAAACTGAATTGGCAATTAAAGAGGCTGAGTTGGATTTGAAATCACAGCCAACTGAAGACCCGTCTGCTGTTGTTGAAAAACACATTCAAGAAATGATTCAAAGGGATGAAGTGCATCAGCAAAAGATTGCGCAGGCACAGCAACAGCAAGCCCAGCAAGCCCAGCAAGCCCAGCAACAAATGGCGATGCAAGCTCAACAAAAACCGGAGCCTAACCAATGATTGAACACAAGATTTTAGAGATTCTTACTTCTAAATTAGAAGACTACATAGGGCAGTACCAGTCTGTTTTAAACGATGGTGCTGCTAATGATTACGCACAATATAAAGATTTGTGTGGGGCAATTCGTGGTTTAAAGATGGCCCAAATGGAAATTAAAGAGTTGGGAAAAAACATGAGGGACTCTGAAGACCAAGAATGATTTTCAAGGCGCACTAATATTTCGGAGGCGTGTTAGTGTGTTTTTTTGTAGCCTTCTGCGACAAGGAAATTTATGGAAGAGTTATTGATTGGTCAGACTTTAGACCCTGCGGGGCCGGTGTCTGTTTTGCCGGGTTCGGCAGAGGAAAAAGCCAAGCAAGTACCTGACCCTGTTACTTATCATCTTTTGTGCGTTCTTCCAAAAGCTGATGAGGAATATGACAGCGGGCTTGTAAAGTCTGGAACCACTATGCAATACGAGGAGTTACTGTCACCAGTGCTGTTTGTGGCAAAAATGGGACCTGATTGTTATAAAGACGAAAAACGTTTTCCAAGCGGGCCATCGTGCAAGAAGGGAGATTTTGTTTTAGTTAGACCTAACAGCGGAACCCGCATCAAAATTCACGGCCAAGAGTTCAGAATAATAAATGATGACTCTGTAGAAGCTGTTGTGCAAGACCCTCGTGGTATTACAAGAGTTTAAGGAGTAGATTATGGAAAAAGTTGAATTTGAATTCCCTGACGAAAAAGAAAACCCCCGCAAAGGTGGGAAAGTTGTTAAACCGGAGGAGGATATAAATATTGAGATGGAAGCTGATGAGGCTGATATTGAAATTGTTGACGATAGTCCTGAAAAACCTGACAACTACAAGGAAATGAACGACCCTCCCAAGGATTTGGATGAGGACGAACTAAGTGGTTATGGTGAAAAGGTTAGAAAACGCCTGCAACATTTGCAAAAAGGCTATCACGAAGAAAGGCGCAGGGCTGAACAAGCCTCAAAAGAGCGTGAAGAGGCTGTACGGGCGGCTCATTTAGTGGTTGAAGAGAACAAAAAGCTCAAAGGTTCACTAAATCAAGGCCAAACTGTACTGCATGAGCAGGCAAAGAAGGTAATTGCTAATGAATTAGAGGAAGCAAAGCGTCAATACAAGCAAGCGTATGAGGCTGGAGACTCTGATGCACTGGTAGATGCCCAAGAAAACCTCACTTCTGTCAAAATAAAAGCAGAAAGAGTAAATAATTTACGGGTAACCCCTTTACAAGAGGAAGAAAATGCGGTAAAAACGCAACAAGTTGATTCACAACCCGCTTATGTTGACCTAAAAGCACAGAAGTGGAGAGAGAATAACAACTGGTTCGGACAGGACGACGAAATGACTAGTTTTGCGCTTGGACTCCACAACAAGCTAGTTAAAAATGGAGTAGACCCGACTTCCGACCACTACTACGAGCGTGTAAATGCCCGTATGCGACAAGTGTTTCCAGAAAACTTCGAGTCTGGAGAACCTGCTGATGAACCTGAAAGGGAAGTCAAGCGGCCAAAATCGAATGTGGTTGCGCCAGCAACGAGAAGCTCTGCCCCTAAGAAGGTAACGCTCACTCAAACCCAAGTAAACATCGCCAAGCGGTTGGGGGTTCCATTGGAACTTTATGCCCGTAAGGTTGCGGAACAAATGAGGACAATTTAATGACTGAAGAAACCCAAAAGCGCACAAAGCGTGATGCTGACATTCGTGAGACTACAGAGCGTCCCCGTAAATGGAGACCTCCCCAACTTCTACCAGACCTTGCACCAGAGGACGGGTATGCGTTTCGTTGGATTCGTCTTAGCATTCTTGGTAGTGATGATGCCATTAATATTTCCTCAAAATTTGCAGAAGGTTGGGAGCCTGTAAAAGCTTCAGACCACCCAGAAGTTGCATTGTTAAATATCGGCGGAAACCGATTTCCTGACAGCATACAGATTGGTGGATTGATTGCTTGCAAAACCCCAGTCGAATTTGTCGCTGACCGTGATGCGCATTATCGGCAACAAGCTGATGCGCAAATGTCATCAGTTGACAATACTTATATGCGTGAGAGCGACCCTCGGATGCCTATGTTTAAAGAACGTAGCTCTAAGGTAACTTTTGGCAAAGGTCTTTAATTTTTTTCAAAGGAGTCTTAAATGGCTTATCCAGTGGTTAGCGCCCCTTACGGGCTACGACCAGTCAACTTGATTGGCGGTCAGGTATTTGCGGGTTCAACTCGTGAACTACCTATCACCTACGGCTATGCTACAAACATCTTTTATGGTGATTTTGTAACATTGGTACGTGGGAACTTGGAACGCATAAGCGTTACAACAGGTGTTGTTGGTACATTGATGGGGGTTTTCCTCGGATGTTCGTACACCAACCCATTAACTAAACAAAAAACCTTCTCGC